TTTTATAGTAAGGGTGATAATGTTAATGCTATTTTTTTAGCAGGACAAATAGATGGCACACCACAAGAAGATGGTAATATATATCAAGCTGATTTAGTAGCAAGATTTAAAGAATTTGATACATCTTATTTAGGGGATTTTAAAGACCCATTAATAGCAGATTACTATGCAAATGTTTATGGTAGAAAAGATATATATACAAATGAAAAATTAATTGAAAATTTAAAATTTACAGTTAAAAAAACATGGGTTAGGAATGAATATCTTTTTACTCTTGACGATCAAGATGTAGATGAAATTGATTTTTTTAATTTATTAGAAGATAATAATTTGGGAAGTTATAATGGAAATATTGGAATTAAATCTATAGAAACAGATGTAGAATTAGAAGATGGAGGGAATGTAGTTGTAAAGATATTCCCAAGAAAAGTTACGATAAGTTTAAATGATGATACAAGTTTAATTATAAATTTAAGTGGAACATATAGCCAGGTGTCTAATAGTGATTCTGATTATTATGAATTTTTCCATGGTAATGTGGAAATTATATTTAATAATAATACAAAAATAAATGTTCATAATGCAAATCCACAAAGCATTTCAAACTATAATTATTTTTACAATGATCATAATAATAATTCTGGTTCGCAAAAGATTTTAAACAAAACAAGAATTAAACCTATTGAAAATATATCTAATATACTAAAAGATATTTTAATTAAAGAATGTAATTTGTCAGAAGACAATATAAACCAAAATTCTTTAAATGAATCTAATGAAACGCATGAAGGTTGGTTTTATGGTTTTACTCAAAAAGATAATATACAAGCTAAAGATTTAATAGAAGATTTTTGCAAATCCTCACAATCTTTTGCTAGGTTTAGAGGTTCAGACAATTCTTTTGTTTTTAACACTATTAAAGATGAATATACTGAAGAAGATGTAGATATATTAATTATTAATAATGATATTTTAAAGTATAGCTATGATAGAACAAAATTAGAAGATATATATACTAATATTTCAGTATTATATAATATAGACTATTCTAAAAGTGATACATATTCTACTAAGACCGATCAAATAAATGTAAATCAATTATTTTATTCTAAAGGAAGCTATGATTATAATTACTATGGAATAGATCAAAATGATGAGGATAATACTTTAGAATTTAAAAGTCCATATATTAGAACAAAATCTACAGCAATAAAACTTAGAAATAGACTTTTATCATGGCATATGAATACTCACAATATTATAAATATAACATTACCTTTACCTTATGCTTTATTAGAAGTAGGTGATATAATTGCTTTTGATAAAGAAATACAAGGGTTAAAATTGTATGGTGAAACTTACACAACTAATATGGGTGCAGATGAGGATGGTCTTTTAGTAGATTTAAATGAAACTTATCGGAATGGTCAATTAATATATCCTTATTTTATGATTTATGAAACAAAAAAAAGCATAGATAAAGTTGAAATAAAGTTAATACAATTACATCATAACGATCCTAATTTCTTTTTACCGCCACCTGAAGAAGGTGAAGATGTAGACTCGACACCTACAGGCGATGTTAACTTAGATGGAAATGTTAATGTATTAGATATAGTTGCTTTAATAGGGCATATACTAGGGACATCACAATTAACAGTAGACCAGGGATATGAAGCAGATTTAAATCAAGATAGTAATTTAAATATTTTAGATGTAGTTCAGCTAGTAGGAATAATTTTAAGATGATAAATTTAAGTTATGGAA